ACAAGAAACAGATTATTAATAAATAGGTATGCGACAATTGACTCCTGAACAGATTTTAGAGAATTTAAATAAGTTTTATTCTATTATTGACAAGTATATAACTGGAGATAGAAAAGACAAGTTACTAGACCTATATAAAGGAATAGAAGAAACTTTAGCTATGTCTCCTGCGTCTACTCGTATTGATCACCACAATTGTTTTGCTGGTGGTTATATTGATCATGTTATTAGGGTAATAGAAGCTGCTTTAGTATTTGAAAAGGTTTGGGATAGATTTGGACAAACTAAAAGCTATACTACTGAGGAATTAATATTCTCAGCCATTAATCATGATCTTGGTAAACTAGGTACTAATGAACAACCTATGTATTTACCTAATGATTCTCAGTGGCATATTGAAAAACAAGGAATGGTCTACAAGTATAACCCAAATATAACTCATATGAGGGTATCAGACAGAAGCTTGTTCTATTTACAAAAAGTTGGTATAGAAGTCTCAGAAAATGAATTTTTAGCTATTAAGCTTCATGACGGATTATATGAAGAGGCAAACAAGTCGTACTTTATGACATATAATAAAGATACAGAATTAAAGTCTAACATAGTATACATCCTCCACCAAGCTGATTTAATGGCTAGTAAAGTAGAAAATCAAATTAAATAATTATGATAATATCAATTATTTCCGTATCATTATGGGTATCTACCATATTAGGATATGTTATTTGGAATCTTTTCCAAAAGAATAAAAAGTTAGAGCAGATGGTAGTGTCTCAACAGTATTTTATTAATGGAGTAAAAGAATGTATGAAAGACATTAACAAGACGGCTGAGCAAATTGATTCAAAGATATGGGTACAATCAGATCCAGAATTTTTAGCATTAATGGAATCAGTTAAGGAAATGCAAGGCAAAATGAATCAATATATAGATAATTAATATGCAGGATGGATTAGCTAGTGAAGAAGCGGTGCTGCTTACAAAGAAAGGTGAACCTAGAAAAAGAAAGCCAAAAGTAAAAAATAACTACTTTACCTCTGAAACAGAGGAGGCTATTCTTAGATATAGAAGTTCAAAAAGTATTGCTGAAAGGAATAAGATATATAATCAAGATATTCATTATGGGTTTTATAAGCTTGTAGAGAATATTATCCACACTTTTAAGTTTTACTATACTGAAGTAGATAATATCGAGGACCTTAAGTACGAAGTAATATCATTTCTGCTTCAAAAACTAGACCTTTATGATCAATCTAAAGGTAAAGCGTACTCATATTTTGGCACTATTGCTAAGAGGTATTTGATAATATACAATCAAAAGAATTACAAGAAGCTTGTATCTAAGGCAGAGATTGGTGAACAATATGACGATAACGCCCTTGTTAACAGCATTATAGTAAAGGAACCAGAGCCAGAGCTAGATAAGCTAGACGTGGTCGAGCTTTTTATCAAATATGTAGATGACAACCTTATGGAGTTATTTGACAAAACTGAGGAGCTAAAGGTCGCTGATGCTATTCTGGAGATCTTCAAGAAGAGGGAAAACATAGACATTTTTAATAAAAAGGCAGTCTTTATATATGTAAAAGAAATGACCGATACTCAGTCAAACACTATTACAAAAGTAATAAAAAAACTAAAAACTATATATAAAACAATCCTTGATAAGTATCTTGAAAACAATGACTATTAATATTTATTCTAAAAAGTCATGGAACTAGATAAGGAAATATTTAAAGGGAAGACCGTTGCCAACCTAGTTGAAGAGGTATATAATAAACATAAGAACCAAGACATCACGATAAAACAGGAGATCATGAGGCTTGCCGATATGATAGAAACTCCTGGTGATGCTATTGTAGTTGTGCCTCTTTTGAAAGGTTTTATGGACTCAAGCCTAAAGAATGATGAGGTATTAATGAAACTTCTTGCTTTGTTTCAAAAGGCTTCGGCTGATGCAAAGAAAGGAGACTCTGAAGATTCTGGTGTTCTTACTGAAAAAGACATCGAACAATTGTTTGCAGACGTTACGAATATTAAAGTTAAGGATCTAAAACAACTACCTAGCGCATAATGTCGTACGTATTTGGTGAAAAATTTAGTCCAAAAGCAGGATCTGCAGTAGGTCAATATTTTCAAGTAGCAAGAGTAAAATCTGTTATTTTGGGACCTACCAACCCTCCTTTTAGCCAGCCTGTGCCTGAATATAAAGGTCCTAGAGACATAGGAGCGATTACTTTTGAGCTTTTGTATTCTCCTCTATCCACATCAAAATCAAAAGCCGTATCAGAGCCAGCTTATCCAATGTGGTATTTTGTAAAACAACTTCCTCTTGTAAATGAAGTAGTTTTTATAGTTATGGGTCCGTCAAGAAAATTAAATGATGGAGCTACAAAAATGGAATATTACTATATGCCTGCTTATAGTATGTGGAATAATCCAAACCATAATGCTTTTCCTAATATGGAAGAGTGGGCAGATTTTCTTAAACAGTCTATTAACCAACCAGGATATTCAGGAAATGCTGTAGCTGATCAATCACTGCCATTAGGATATACATTTCAAGAAAAAGAATCAGTAAAAGACTTAATGCCTTTTGAAGGTGATACTTTTATACAAGGAAGATTTGGCCAATCTATAAGACTAGGTAGTACAGTTCCTGTAATGAAAAACTTTAATACCTGGTCTACATCTGGAGAAAATGGAGATCCTATAACTATTATATTAAATAGTCAAGGGAGTAGACCTGCAGTTGGTAAATTTGATCCAATAGTAGAAGATATAAATAGAGATGGATCTGCTATATGGATGACATCAACCCAAGAAGTGATTTTAGAAGATATAAATAGTTTTCCGCTGTCTTCTTTTGGCGTTAGAATAAATCCTCAAGTTCAAGATATATTAGAAGTACAAAGACCTCCTATATCAAATGAGTTTACTTCTGCTGAAGCACAAGATAAAAATAGTATAGGATGATATTTAAACCTAAATTTCCATATAAAAGTAATCAATTAATATTATCATCGGATAGAGTAATAATACATTCTAAATCTGATGCAATATTTCTTTTTGGTAAACAGGCGGTATCTTTATCTTCTACAAAAACTATTAACTTAGATGCTTTTGATAAGATATTAATAGATTGTAAGATAATAGAACTAGGATCTAAAGCAGAAACTTTAGGAGAGCCTTTAATATTAGGAAAAACATTTAATAGGCAGTTAACTTTATTATTAGACGAATTAGCCTCTGTAGGTACTTTATTGGCACAGGTATCTGAAACAGATTTAGGTGCTTCTATGGCATATATTGCTTCTGCCGGTCAAAAAATAAATCAGGAAGCAACAAGATTAGGAGACATTATAAGAAATCCTAATTCTATAGTATTATCTAAAAATACATTTACAAGATAATATGATACCAGCTTTAAATCCAAATATAGCCAAAACAATTAATCAAGTAAATAACGATCCTAAAGTTAAAGCTGGATTTGTTAATCTTGGTAATAATAAACTTAATATAAATACTACAACTGCTAAAGGATTAGAAAAGGCAATTGGAGTTATTTCTAAATTTATTATAAAAGCTCAAGGTAAAGTAAGTGTTATATTATATGGGCAATATAAATTAAAGCAAGATGAAGGTACTGCCATTCAAAGAGCTCTGGATAAAGGTGTAGACAATCTACTAACAGACTTTGCAGGTGTTGATTTTTGTAATCTTTTAAACTACGCATTAACACAAATACCTGGAGGCACATCTTTTAATCCTAATGTAGACCCTCCTAGTGATCCTATATCAAAAGCAAAATGGAATTTACAAAATAAAGCATTTCAAGTTCAAAAAGCTATAGATCAATATTATGCTAGTTATGGTGATGTTAGTAATTCAGAAAGTAAATTAGGACTTTCTACACTAATCAGGAAAATAACTGATGCATTTCAAACTGTTTTAGCGCCAGATACTGGTATAAATGATCCTTTATTAGTAAGTACTTTTCCGCAACTTTCCACAGCAGGTAACTTTTTACAAAACGCATTAGGTAAGTTTAATCAATACAATGATGTAAGAGATATACCTAATACAGATGTAGTTAAGTTATTAAATACTATAGATAAAGTAAAATATTATTGCATAGCTATTCAAGGTTTAAATAGTCCTGCTACTGTTCTTAATTTTGCTGATTCTATTATAGATGGTGCCGTTCAACAACAAATAGCTAAAATAAATAAATTAGTACCTCTTAAAGATATTTCAAAATTATTAAAATCAATATTAAGATTAGCCAATAATATAAATTCAGTAGGACAAAATGCTATTAAATATATTAATACAGCAAGAACAGTAATAAAGATAGCTATATCAATAATAAAAGTATTTAATGTAGTAAAAGCATTTATAGTAGCTATAGTTATACCTAGTTTTTTTGGAACAAAAGGAACTGATGTTAAACTTAATGATATATACCAGCAAAAATTAACAGAGCTAGGTCAAAAAAAATTAATAAAAAGACTTAATCAAATAAATGCGGTATTAAATTTAATGACTATATTTGTTACAAGTTTAGTAGCAGGAATGGGTAGTATTATTGGAAAGTTAAACTTGGTATTACTTAATATAGAAAACTGTAATAATGTAGATCCAGAACTTAAACAGGATTTAATTAATACAATAACTAATCTTACTAATACAGCAAATACTCTCCAAGACTTTTTAGATAAGTCTAATCAAACTGCAGATAATAAAAATAAAAGGTTTGGAACATACACAATAGAAATAGTAACAGAACAAATTACTGATGAAGGAATTAATCTTAAAAGAAGATACGGAATAGCTAGGAACAGTAGCGGCTATATAGTAGTTGAATCTACTCCTACTTTTGCATCTCTAGATCTTATTATAATAAACGAAGTAAAAGTACTTTTAGTATCAAAAGGATTGGTTAGTGCAAATATAGCCAGCCTGTCTTCTGAGGATGAGGTTACTATTATAGATTCTCTTCAGTATTTAGAAAATGACGATATTAATATAGACAATATTTCACTTTCAGAACAAGATATTAAAAATCAAGATAGTGAATTAGGGTTGTCTAACTTCATAGACAATCTTCCAGGCGGTAAAGCACTTCGTAAAAAAGTTCGATCTTTATTGTCTAAACAATCTGATAAATTAAAATCAAACTTACAGGCTACCGATCCTGAGGGAAGATACTCAAACTCAGTGTCTGGAGCATCTAATTTAGCAGGCGGAATAGCTAATTCTACCTCCAATCCTAATCAGTTAGAAATAGATAGACTGGAAAAAGAAAAACAGACACTACAAGAAAGATTAGTTACAGTAGCATCAAATTCTGTATTATTGGCTATTACAATTAAAAAAATAAAAGAAGTAGATGCACAGCTTAAAAAGCTTAAAAATAATTAAAAATAATATTTATAAGATATGGCACAAGTAGATGCACTTAGAAAATTAATAAGAGAGGAACTCAGAGCAGTCCTAAAGGAGGAGCTTCCAAAGATATTAAAGGAAGTCAAAGCTCCAGTTATAGTAGACCAAAAGAAAAACCTTCAAGAACAGGTTAAATCAAAGATACCTGGGACATTGAATACCTCAGCTCCTAAACCTATTAAGTTTACTGGAAACAATCCAATGGCAGCTTTTTTAAATGACACTGCTCAAAACATGATAAATGAAGACTTTAGTATGACATCAGAAGATGTTCATCCAGGTTTTGGTTTTCAGCCTAAAGAAGTTCAGGTAGGATCAGTTCAAGGTATGCTTGGATCTGCTAGACCAAGTTCTAATTTAGACGCAGTTCAGATTAATGAGGTTCCAGACTTCTCAGGACTTATGAGTAAATTAAAAGAAAGAGGCGAAATTTAATGGCATACGGATTAAAAAAAATATCGCCATTAGACCTTAAACCTTCAACGGCAATTGGAGTTAAAATACCTTTTTCTGCTGATAATGTATTTAGTTCAGTATATACTACCAAGGATCAGTTGAAGTATAATATAATTAATTATCTTTTAACCGATCCAAGAGAAAGACCTTTTAATCCTTCCTTTGGTGCAGGTTTAAGGTCGAGACTATTTGAACAGATAAATCAGGATACATTTGAGAATATGAAACAATCCATAAGAACTCAGATGGAATCTTATTTCCCTCAAATAGAAATAACAACCTTAGATATAATTGGTAATCCTGATTATAACTCTATAAATATAAAATTTAGTTACAGGCTTTTAAGATCAAACGAAAATGATAGTGTCATATTGACAATACAAAACATGTAAAGATGCCTAACCAAGTTGATATAAAATATCTAAACAAAGACTTTAGCTCGTTCAAAACAGATTTGATTGAGTATGCAAGAGCTTATTATCCAACAGTCTATAATGACTTTACCCAGCCTAGTCCTGGTAGTATGTTCATTGAAATGGCTTCTTATGTTGGAGATGTTCTTTCATTCTATCTTGATAATCAGCTTCAAGAGACATTCTTACAATACGCAAAACAAAAGAATAATCTTTACACTCTAGCCTATATGTTAGGTTATAGGCCTAAAGTTACTTCTGCTGCCATTGTTAATTTAGACGTCTATCAGCAAGTACCTTCTATAACATCAGGTCTTAATACAAGTCCAGATTTTAGTTACGCAATGACTATTGCTCAAGGGATGCAAATCAAGTCTAATATAGATAGCTCAGTACTATTCTTTGCCCCTCAAAAAGTAGACTTCACTACGTCATCTTCTTATGATCCTACAACTATAGAAGTATATACTGTTAACGGAAGTAATGTCCCGACGTCTTATTTGTTTAAGAAAACAGTACAAGCAATATCTGGGCAGGTTAAAACCGCCGCATTTACATTTGCGGCTCCTCAAAGATTTACAACTGTTAATATACAAGACTCCTCTATAATTAGTATATTAGAAGCTAAAGACTCCTCAGGTAATACTTGGTATGAAGTACCCTATCTTGCTCAAGACTATATATTAAAGCCAGTACAAAATACAGCAGCTAACTATCCTAGCTTATATCAATTCCAGAATCAAGTACCATACATGATTCAAAAAATGCAAGTTCCTAGAAGGTTTGTATCTAGGTTTAGAACTGACGGATCATTAGAAATAGAATTCGGTTCAGGAATAAATTCAGCTGCTGATAATGCTATTTTGCCCAATCCTAATAATGTTAGTGTTGGATTAACTGGTGGAGGCCTTAGTACTTTATCTAGCTCTTTTGATCCTACTAATTTTGTAACTACACAAACTTATGGCCTTTCTCCAAAAAATATAACTATAAACTTCCAATATCTTGTTGGTGGTGGCGCTAGTGCAAATGTATTATCTAATCAACTTACCCAATTAGTTTCTTATACAGTATCCGGGAATACTACTTATCAGAACACAATAGCAGTAAACAATCCAGACCCTGCTTCAGGTGGGGGAGACGGAGATTCAGTTGAAGAGTTAAGGTTTAATATAGCAAACGAATTCCCTACTCAATTAAGAGCTGTAACTCAAGAAGATTATCTTGCAAGAGCTGTAAGTATGCCTGCCCAGTATGGTAAAATAAGTAAGGTGTATGTAACAAAAGATGATGCTACTTTTAATAACTATGCTAGTGATATAAGTCAAAAAGATCAGGTTCTAGTAAGTATGTATGTATTAGGATTGAATAGTTCTAACCAATTAGCAGATCCTTCACCAGCTCTTTTACAAAATCTACAAACGTATCTTTCTGAATATAGAATGATGACAGATGCAGTTAATCTTAAACCTGCATATATTATTAATATAGGTTGTAATTTTGATATTGTTATACGTCCAAACTATACAAGTCAAGATGTTGTTGCTAGATGCATACTATCATTGCAATCTTTCTTTAATGTATCAAATTGGCAAATAAACCAACCTATTTTATTAGGTGAAATATATTCATTACTAGATACTATTGAAGGTGTTCAAACTGTAAAAGATATTAGAATAGTAAATAAAACAGGAATTGCTGATGGATATTCTCTATATTCATATGATATTCAAGCTGGTCTTTTAAACGGTGTTATATACCCTTCATTGGATCCTTCAATATTTGAATTAAAATATCCTAATACAGATATTCAAGGTCGTGTAGTAACAATATAAAAAAAGTAAAATGGCTGTATATAAAATATTTCCTTCTGCTGATGCTTCAATCTATTCTGCTGATCCTGCTTTAAATGCCGGTCTTGATGAGATATTAGAAGTGTCTGTAAAGAATAATAATGCCCCTCTAAATAATTTATTAGAACCAGTACCTACAAGCCCAATACTTGCTGATGATCTTAGAAGATCTTTAGTTATATTTTCTGATTCAGATATAACAACGCTAAAGTCTTATACTACAGGATCTTGGAAGACATACTTTAAATTATACTTAGCTACAGCAGAGAATTTAAACACAGTCTACAATTTAGAAGTTAGACAAGTTTCACAGTCTTGGGAAATGGGAACTGGTAAATTAGCCGATTCTCCTCAGACTAGAAATGGTGTTTGCTGGTATAGTAGCCAATCTTTTTTCAGCAGTGCTAGTAATTGGGGAAACGGATCATATTATTTAACTCCTGGAGGAGGATCTTTTACTAATTTAATCGCTACACAATCATTTGGTTACAAAGATAATAAAGACGTTAATGTTGATGTTTCTACTATAGTAGATACTTGGTTTAGCGGATCTAGATCAAATTATGGATTTATAGTTAAACATCCTAATGCCGTAGAGCAAAATTCAGGTAGCTATATTGGACTTAGCTTTTTCTCTGTAGATACTAATACAATATATCCTCCTACATTAGAAATTAGGTGGGATGATAGTTCTTATGGAACAGGAAGTTTAAGCGTTATATCCAATTCAGATTCTGTAATAACATTAGGAAATAATTTAGAAACTTATAAATACGGTACAGGAAAATATAGGTTTAAAGTAAATGCTAGAGACAAATATCCTGTAAGAACTTTTACTACGGCTTCTTTTTATACTACTAATAAAGCACTACCACAAACTTCTTATTGGGCTTTACAAGATGCTAAAACAGCAGACATTGTAATAGACTTTGATACCAGTTATACAAAAATTAGTTGCGATGGTACTAATAGCTATTTTGATTTATACATGAATGGTTTAGAACCAGAAAGATATTATAAGATATTAATTAAAACAAATCTTCCAACAGGAGAGTCTTATGAAGTTGATAATGATCTAATATTTAAAATAGTTAGATAATGGCGAATGTAGATTTGGTTAAAGAGATTTATGGAATTAATACGTACTCAAAAGCTGTTAATATAACTTTTTCAGAACTAATAACTCCAGCAGTTCCTACTATTGATAATGTAGTTACTGTTGACCAATTCTTTGAATATTATGATCAGTTATTCTTTAATATACCAGTAGATGGAACAATAAATTCTCATACCTACTTAGTTGAAAGAAGTCAACAGTATATTGGAGGATCTGTAATAGATGCTGAAAAGCAAGCGTTAATTGAAGAGATTAATTCTCTTCGTCAACAATTATTAGATTTAAATCAATCGTTTACAAGCATTAACGATATAATATAATGGAGTTAGTTAATATAACATACGCAGGAGAGGGTGTTCAACCACAAGATTTAAATGTAATAGATAGATCATTAGTCAATTCTAATTTTATAAATAGTAAATTTGGAGAGGCCAACGACTATTTAGAGTTATATATCTATGATGAAAATAATAATTTACTAACTGTAGATTATGATGCATTTGACTATTATCCATATTTAACTACTAATCCTCAAAACAATACGTACTCTAGTTTAACTTTAGATCCTGAAACGGATGTAAAAAATAGAGGCTATAATAGAGGTAATTTAAGTGTTCAATATAATTTTTATAAGAGATTATTTAATTCACAGTTTGGTAGATTTTATTGGATAAAAGAAATATCTACATCTAGAACTGAATTAAAATTAACATCTCAAACAATTAGTGATATTGATATAAGAGGTGGTTTTAATCAATATCAAGGATATACTAGCACTAAGAATTATTACCCAATATTCTACCTTAATTTTGGTAATAATCAGTTAGTAGTAGCTAATAATGTAGTATATACTGAAGACGAAGAGGGATCATATTTAATAGTCAAGTTATATGAAGCTTTACCCTCAGACTTTGATATAAAGAGCCAACTTTGGATTGTAGACAGAGTTGCAGAGTCTGTTAACTTTAACGTTAATATTCAAGTTGAAGCAGAAAATGTAGATCAAGTAAATAGACTTAGAGGCCCTAACTTTAATGTAACAGTAAATAATAAAAACGGAAAAACAACACCTTACTATAATTACAATAATCTATTAGCTAGTAATGTAAGTTCATCTTATCAAAAGTTATTAAGTTATTATCAAGATAAGTCTGTTGCAATAAATGTAGATTACAGCGACTTTAGTAATTTCATACATTTTTCAAGCGCAGTAGAAAGAGTTAGTAATTTTGTTTATAAATTACAATTAATAGAATCTAAGAATGCTGAGATATCTGAACAGAAAGCAATTAGTGGAGGTACTTCAAATTCAACAATAGTAAGTAATACCGTTACTGCCGCTCAAACTTATATAAACAATCTTATAGAAAAGTTTGATACATACGAATACTTTTTATATTTTGAGTCAGCTAGTTATGCATGGCCAAAATCAAATACAATACAACCATATTCACTATATTCAGTAACATCTTCTCAAGCATCTAACTTTTTAGGAACTGTAAATACTATTCCTACAGCAACTACTCAGTCTTTATTATTTAGCGCCTCTTATTATGATTCAACTAATAAAGACCTGCTACATAATTCTGTACCTCAGTACTTATTAGATGATCCATCAAATGCTCCATATACTACATTCCTAGATATGGTCGGACAACACTTTGATAATATATGGATATACTATAAAGATCTTTCTAATAGATATAATAATACAAATAACCCTGATACAGGAATATCATTAGACGTTGTTTCTGACGCATTACGCGGCTTTGGTATTCAGTTATATACAAACTCAAACGTATCTGATAACCTCTATTATACGTTGTTTGGAATCAATCCTGATGGTAGCTTGCTGCCTCCTACAGGATCAGAAATGATAACTAATTATGTTACTTCAAGTTTAGCTACACTTTCTGCAAAAAATATACAACAAGAAATTTATAAAAGACTATATCACAATCTTCCTTATCTGCTTAAAACAAAAGGTACCGAGAGAGGAGTCAAAGCTTTGATAAGTTCTTTTGGTATACCTGATAGCATATTAACTGTTAGAGAATTTGGAGGAACTCCTATTAATTCTGTAGATGGTATTTTTGATCTAGATTCATCGGAATATAAAATTGCGATTGTAACAGGAAGTAATGGAAACGTTACAGGAAGCTTAACTCTATCTTCTTCTTTACTTTCTCCATTTACAAGTATACAATACTACCAGAATATAAATAGGATTAACACTACTAATATAGAAGTAGGATTCTCACCATCTGATACAATTAATAATAACATAGTTTCTACTCAAGGTTATTTTAATATAGATCAATTAATAGGAGCACCAGGATACCAGTATTCTCAATCCTACCAACCTTTAGTAAGTGCATCAAATGCATATTTCTCTACATATACACAAGCTCATAGTATATGGGAATATATAAGGCTGATCAAGTTTTATAATAACTCTCTTTTTAAAATGATTAAAGACTTTGTACCAGCTAGAGCTAATCTCTCTACAGGTATTATAGTTAAATCACATATGCTAGAGAGAAATAAGTACCAAAGACATGAACCTATAGTAACATTTAATGACTATTCTCAATCTATAGATACGGCATTTATATCATCTTCTGATGGAGGTTGTATTGAGGGTTCTACTAGTTGGTCAGGAACTATAATGACTATATCTGGTTCTGTAGTTGTATCTAGTACCGATGGAATAGAAAAATATAATGGAGAGTTAAGTGGCTCTTATATTGTTGTAACTAATGGTGATGCGATTTCTCAATTAGAAGTATCTAACCTTCCATCTAGCTCAATATATATAGAATATTCATTAGGGGCCTTATATCAAAATGTAACGTCTTCTGTAAGATCTTTATATCTTTTTGATGCTGATTATAATTCAGATCAGGTTAAACCTGTTAACTATGGCGTAATTACAAAGTCTATAAATGACTCAGTAAATGACAACTATAATGATTCAAGAAATCCCAATAGCCCTTATGCTTATGTACAAGACTATAATTATTTCTTAGAAAGATCTATACTTCCAAGGTACTTAGGATCTAAAACTATAAGCGCTACATACAATACGTATACTGACGGCGATAACTCATACGGTAAAACTGCTGCTATTGATAAAATAAAATATCAATATGCTTACTTAATTGATATATATGCTGCGTATCCGGTGTTCCCAAATAGATCTAACGCCCAAATAAAATATTTAATAGATAATGATCAAAATGTATTAGATCTAACAAAAACAAATACGAATATATTCAGCGTACAAAATATATACAAGTCAGGAGAGACAGCAGATGTGTCACTATTTAACTACGATGAATCAAACCCATATACACAACAGTTAGTTAATAATCCTAGCTTACAAATATTTGAAGGCGGCTTTAGATATCTTCCTATATTACATAATTTAAGTGGATCTCTTTCTTATCAACAATTTAGTTTAACCTATCCAGTAGAAATTACTATAACTGCTGGTGGAGGGTCTACCCCATCAGATGCTGTACTACAACCTGCTAACTGGACTATGAGTTGGATTGTAACTGAAACTCCTATAGAAGCCTGTGATACTAGTCAATTTGATATATATCTAAAGGCTGCGTTCAACAATGGAAATGTACCATATAATGTAACTGTAGAAGTATCTATAACATTACCAGAAAATCCTTTAATAGGCACATATAATGCTAGAGTAGTGAATATAAGTCTACTTAGTGGAACTTCTAATAACAATATTCAAGTAGCCTATCTTAGTGCGTATACTGCAAAAACTTGTGGTGGCGGCACTAGTACTGCTGCGGTAGGAAGCGCTGCGTCTTCTACACACTGGCCTACTGGTATAGATGAAGGATACGTGTATATTCAAGGAATTTTATCCCGCCAAGGCGGTGGAGGTTCAGCTGGAGATGGATCAAACACCTTAACATTCTACACCCCTTTCGTAACCAGCTCTCAAACATGTCTATATTATAGAAGTGAATCGAATCAAGTAATATTTAACTCAGAATTAGCATACTATTATACTAATGGAATTACCTATCAATCAACATCTGATACTGCTTGGACAGCTTCTATATTAGATCCAGTTATACTTCCATTTACATTAAATGTAGGAGATAGAATATCTTTTTATGATTCCTCTTCTAGGCTTGCTTGGGATGAAAGATTTGAATATACAATAAAAAATGTTACATTTACAGGATCAGGTATTAGCGGATCAAGAATATATACTGAATTAGATAGGCCTGTAAACCTAGCGCTATTTAACTCATCATCTATTATTCCTATAGATAGTTTTTCTGGTGCACCATGGAGATCTTGCAGATACATAGTTTGGAAACATGTGCCAGATGAAACTAATGTTATGCTTAGATATAATCCCAAAGATTCTAGCATTGTTGAAAATGGAATACTGTTTCCCCAATACATAGATCCTTTAGTAAGAGAGAACTCAGGTAATGTAATAAAGGCTCTCAAACAACAAAATATTATAGATCCTGATACAAACACTATAATTTTCCAATAAAGTAAAGAAAACTAAAATCGAATATATTTATTTAAAAGCTCAAATTATATGTCATATTTAAGTAATACATCAGTAGTAGTAGATGCTATCCTCACTAAAAAAGGAAGAGAACTCCTAGCCAGAAATGATGGCTCATTTAGAATCACGCAATTCTCTCTATCTGATGATGAGATTGATTATACACTTTATAATCCAAACCACCCATCTGGATCTGCCTTCTATGGTGAAGCTATTGAAGCAATGCCTATACTTCAAGCGTATCCTAATGATATAGAAATTATGAAGTATAAGTTGATTACACTTCCTAGGGGTACGGCAAAGATTCCTGTATTAGATCTTGGATATACTGCTATAACCTTAAAGCAAGGAGCGTCACTTTCTATTACTCCACAAACTCTTAATTATCTTGGAGCTACATCTACATTTGAACAATCCGGATATGTAGCCACCATTGGAGATGTTAGAACTGTAAGTTCTTTCAATGGAGTTGGAATTAATACACCAGAAGCTACTAGTTTAAATTCAACTACGACTATAGGAACAAATGTAAGTAAAACTGTAATTGGAACATCTATCAACATTACAGCCACTACAGTTAATACCTTATTTGGTTCTAACTCGTCTTTATTCACAACTTTAATTGTTGTAGGTCGTGATTCTGGTGCAAGGATTAGCATTCCTGTAACAATTGTAAAAGTAAACTAATAATAAATTAAGATATGTCATTCACAAGACTAGATCCAACAGATTTTGTAGTATCGGCTGATTCAGTGGTAGCTCCGGCTTGGAGCAATAACGCAACTATACTTAACTCTTTCTTTACAGCATCGGCTAGTACAACAGGTAGTTTTTATATAGACGTGTATAATGCTTCAGTAGCATCTAATACATCATCTATTCAATTCTCTATAGCGTACGGACAATTAACAGGATTAGGATCTTCACCATTAAATAGTTTGGTTCCTAGCAATACTCCTAGTAGAATTACGTTTGGTCAATATAGAAATCTTATTTATGGTGATGCAGAATCTGCCGTAAATTTTGGCACAGGAAATACCTCATCTATAGATCTTATTGCTATTCCTATAGATAGAAACAGATATAAAGAAAGTCTTTTCCCAGGAACCTTTAATCTACAACTCTCAGGATCTGGAGGTAGCCTTATAAAGTTAACGGACGATTCTAATGATGTTACTACTATAACATATGTTGATGGCGGTAGAGTATTTAATATAGTTTCTGGATCTAATGGATCTGCTGCTAGCAGTCCATTATTAAGTGGAGCTACAGCTAAAGGATACACAGCTTCTGGAAGTTACGGATTATTTCTTCCTGATATGGGATTAATAGTTCTTAATCCTAAAGCATTATCACTTTCAGCAGCAGGCGGCGGAGTTGGACTCTCTTTAAGTACCGCATTAACTGTAGGTGCATCGTCTATAAACCATGATGCTATATTTCAAATTATTAATAAGGGAGCAAGTTTTCAATTAAACTCGCAAGAAACAGTATCATCAGATTATATATTTGTTAGAATAAAAAATGCTGAGTATAATTACACTACTAACCCGTCATTTATAACAGGCTCTGGTACTTTAGTATTTTCTAACTTTATTAATAGTCCACAAACCTTTCCAACAACTGTAGGAATGTATAATGACAATAATGAATTGTTAGCCGTTGCAAAACTTTCTAAACCTCTCACTAAAGACTTTACTAAAGAAGCTTTAATCAGGGTTAAATTAGATTTTTAGAAAAGCTACTATAATAGTCTATAAATGGGATTGTCAAAAAATACAC